GCCCAAATCATATCAAAGCCTAATGTTGCGTTGATCGCTACAGGTCCAATGTTCATTTGTAAAAACCCGTTGTGTAATAACCCCACCTCTGCCTGCGTGTCTGCTAAATTGTTATTGTGGTCATACGTCCGTATGGTTGCCGTGGGTGTGGCGTTGGTATAAAGAGGTATGTAAAAGTTATCCGTGAGGTCAGCGAAAGCCCGCAATGGCCGGTTAGTAAGAAACTTATTCAGCTTGCTTGCCATGAATACCTGCCGCCTTTTAAACAGGGTGGGCAGGTAATTGTAGGCAGTGGTATTCCCGCTTAATTCATTGTAAGTGGTAACTCCCGAAATATCTGTACCATATTCCACCCGGTAGGTAATGGCGCAATCCCCGGACACATTGGGCTGCGTTGCCGGGAAAATGGCATCCCCAGGTGTAAACCATTTGTAAGTCATTTCGTTTCTTACCGTGGGTCCTGCATCAAAATAACCCATACCTGTAACGGGATCGGGGTAAGCCTTAACACTTATCTTTTGCAGGTCATTCACGTACACATCAAACACATAGCGCATATCTGTTGACCCGCTGGCATCGCTATGCGTAACGTGCCAAAGGGCATCCTGTACCGTAGAGCCTGCCGCCGGGGTTGTTATTATGGAAATCATTTTCTATTTAATTTTTGAAGGGTAAAAACAATATCACGCCCCACCGCTTCACTCATGGTCAATTCAAAGTCTTTGAAGGTTTCTTTTATCGCATCGGTGAAATAATAAGTGGCTTTTATACCTTGTCGTTTGATCATGTAAATAAGCTGGTCCGTCTTTGCATCAATCAGGCTCTTTTGCTTTTTCTCCCTGCCTATGCCGAAAGCCTTATCCCCCTTTCTTACTGTTTCAATCCTGGCTTTACCCGACCGGATATACTCGGCAATGCTTTTCCTGCCTTCCGGGTTCATGCCGTAGTTTTTGAACCGGTACGGGCTGCGGGGTGCGTTCCTGGTTGACTTCACACCCTTTACCCCTTCGTTTGGGAAATCGTAATAATCACGAACAATTATTTGCAGGGTATAGCCGTCATCAATCATCCTGAATTTTGCGTTAGTCAACAGGTCGCCTTTATTGACCACCTTCCTTTGATTGGCAAGTTTACCCATCACCAAAAGGAACTCCGCCCCGTATTGCGCCAAAACCTTTTCTGTAATGCTCAACCGGACCGGGTTACTGTCCACCCCATCCAGGTCATCCAAAAAGTCCAGTGAGCCGTCACCTAAGGCTTGCTGCTGTGCTTTGCTTATACTGATCGGCATCGTATTCGTTTTTAAATTTTATGTAAAGCAGGTCATTCAGGAACTGGATTGCTCCGATATTCCAAACCTGCTCAAGAGGTACTCCCTCAAATTCACTGACCATCTTGGCATTTGATAGCCATCCAAAATGTGTAATAAAGTTTTCAGCAATGGCGCTGCGTTCTTGTCCTTCGCCTTCCTGGCTAAAGAGGGCAGGGAAACGTTTAAGCAAACCCTGTATAATAGATAAAAAAAAACCGCTGCATGATAGGCATCCTCAAAATCCATACGCTCCATATCGTTTGCCCGTTCTTCGTGGGTTCTTTTATATGGCCTGCCTAATATGTTTACAGGTTGTGCAATGGTTGCCAGTATCTTATGAAGGTTGTCAACTATTTTATTGCCGTATGTAAGGGATTCGACAAACTTGCTTGCAGCAATAGCCTTAACATCGTAGTTGATCCGGTATATACGCCCGTTGACAAATACTAACTTCCGGGGCTTGCCCTGGTTAAAGCGTTGGTTGAGTAAATCAAATGACTTGTGGATCTGCCTGCGTATGCGGTTAAATTTGGAAATACTTAACTGGTCCACCTTTTCAACGGGTATGCCTTTCAGTATGGAAATCATCTTTGTTTCGTTCTCCAAATTGGTCAACGGGTCATCCGTTTTCTGTTGGGCGATAAAGTATAGTTCCTGGAATTGCTTTACTGTCATGTAATACAGTAGCCGATTTGCAGTTATTGGCAGCGGGTTAGTAGATATGGTAAACGCCGGAGGTGGTCTGCTGCAATTTCATCAAAGCAACGTACCGGAGGGCATCAAGGGAGTGGTTCATAAAGTCAACGGGGACGTTTAAGGACTTCCCGTTAGCATCTACCTTCCATTTGTAGGACTTGATTTCCTTACGCAGCCCGGTACTGCGTTTAGTGATGTTTATTTTGTACCGTTTAAGGGTATCAATACCGTTCTTAATACTGTCAGCCCCTTTGAGTACAGGCCAAATGTTATAATTGAACGCTGATATTTCTTTGATGCTTTTAGGCTCGGCGCAGTCGGCATATATTTCCTGCCTGGTGGTCACCTTGTATTCTTTGTAGCGGTCCGCAATTTCAGGATTGGTCAGGTTTGTTTCGTAGATCAACTCATCAATGTACAATTCATTATCCATCATGTAAACATCAACGTGCGCCGTTGGGTCATTCGTATATCCAAAATCCAGCCCGCCAGCGATGAGCCTTGCCGCTTCCGGCACCGCCTCAACCTCAACATAATTGCGATAAACCAACCCTTCTATTTTGCCGGTCAAACCCCTTGCATACACCTTCCACAATTCAATGTCCTGATCTTTGAGGGCTTCAATTTTCTTTCTCACCTTATCCGGTACATACGGATTGTGCCGGTGATCGGATATAATGAGCCTTACACCTGGTTTGCCTATCAGGTTTTCATGTACCCAAAATTCTTCGTTTGGGTTGTAGTCAATGTATGTTTTTTTCCTTGTCCTTAAATGTAACTCCTGAAATACAGGGTATGGGATGCCATTGGCTTCATTGACGAAAAGATAATCACGCTTACCACTCTTTGCATCCTGCGCATTTTGGTAGGCCTTAAATTCAATGATGGACCCGTTCAGGAAGTAGTATGTATGCTCGGATTTATTGTAGTTCTTTATTAGTGCCTTTAATACTGGGGAATTACCTACTATTTCTTCAGCATCACGAATAGCCCCGACCTTTAAATTGGGCAGATCCTGGCCGGCAATGGTGCATACGCAGCCTGGTTCTTCGTAGGCATGGGTAAAGATACATTGATCAATGGAGTAGGTTTTGCCGGAAGATGTACCGCCCTGGTCCACCACAACATCTTCTTTTGCCTCATAATTGGCTTTAAATAAGTCTGTGGTTTGAGTTCCAAATAATTTAGGTGACATCAACGTCGGATTCTTTATTAGCCAGGGGAACGCCCGTTGAAACAACTTCTATGATTGCTTTACCGGTCAATAAGTGGCTATGTTCGTTTTTCTGTTCTATCTTATCAGTGAACATTTTTAGGTGCTTTCCTAATAATTCCAGTGCCTTATTTGCGCCGCTGCTGTCAAACATCCATACGTCCCGGCCTTCCTCATCTTTTCTTTGTACCATCTTTTTTTCGATGGGGTCAAACTCCATAACAGGGACTTTTTGCAGGCATCGCTGCGAAACTTCTACAAGGTTATTAATGACAAAATCAGCGTGAACAAGGGTTTTTTCGCTCCTTTTTTCCATTAAACTGGCTATACGTGAGCGAATCTTAGGTTTCCTTAGGTTTTCCGCACCTATGGCATAAGCTGTATGTTCTGAATAACCCGCCCTTATGGCTGCCTGCGTTGCGTTTAAATCAATCAGGTATTCTTCACAAAATCTATTTTGCCTGTCTTTTAGCTCGTTTTTATCATTTTCACTACCCATATACCCAAAAGTTTTCGTTTACAATTTCAAGTTTCTTTTTTATTTCCTGCGCTTTTTGCGTTGCCACGAAGTCATTCACCGCCCGGCCAACGTCTGCAAAAGAGTAGTAATCATCGCCAAACATGACCCCGCCAGGGTTCAGTAGTTCGCTGTAGGTGTTCAGGTCTGCATATACATCGTCATACTCGTGTGAGCCGTCAATGTATATCAGATCAGCCTTTACCCCTTGCGCTTTCAATATCTTTGCTCCTATGCTGGATGGTACGGGGATAGGGGTAATGTAATCCTGCAGGCCGTTATGTACCACGTTAGAAAGGAATTGGTAGTAAATTTGTGGGTAGCCGTTTTTAAGCAGTAGGTTTCTTTCCGGTGTTCGTGCCAGGTCTCCAGTCCAAAATTCAGCAGCCCCCAGCCATGTGTCAATGCAGTAGATTTGAGCCGATGATCCTGCCAGCTTTAGCAGGTTGCCCATGTGGATAGCGCTGCCACCCTTCCATGTCCCGATCTCTATAATGGTTTTAGGTTTGGTGTCAACCAGTAGTTTAGGGAATATGCTGTTATTGCTATTCCAGCCCTGTAGATCCTCCGGCAGCAGCTCCAGCCCTTCGTATATGTTTTGTCCTATGGTGTTCATTTGATAGATAATATTTTTTCTTCTATGAATGCCGGAGTTATCGACCTTTCGCCTTTAATTGTTTCCATAAATATCTGCTTTCTCTCGTGGTAAATTGTAACCCGATAGGCATGAACATCTTCCACAAAATGAAAAATAGTGTAGGTGTAAGCCTTGCCATTTACATTTATATTCCTGAATTTCTTTTTCATATCAAATGCGGTTTTAATGCTTCCTCTTTACTTGAATAATGCGGCAATGATGCCATGCACTTGCTCATATCCCTTTGGGCGTTTTCATCATGATTTTGATGGACTACAAAGGCTTCCGGCTGACAGGGTGTTACGGTGCGTATTCCTGCGATGTTGCGGCGGTTGAGTAGATCCACATCAACGCTGCCCCAAGTTTCAAATTCAGTGAGCCCGCCAAAGTATCGCCACATTTCAGCGGAGCCGCCGCCGAATATCCATGAATGCCAAACGGGTATTGCTTCTATGCTTTCCGGTAGGTAGTCACGATTGCCGCTGAACTCTGCGCTGGCGCCTTGTCCGTAAAAGTTGGGCAGGTGGCGAACGTTTAAGAGGTCAACTCTCCAATCCCTGGATATGACTTGGTTGTCCATTTCTGCCTGCTGTTCAGCGGTCAGGTAGTACCCTTTGCATGATACCCATGTATTGTGATCGGTTGCCAGTTCCCTTGCTGCTGTGATAGTTTCCTTTCCGGGTATAATTTCAGGATGGGTAACGAATACATATTTTGCCTTTAATTCATTCAAAGCAAATTTTATCCCCCGGTTAAGAAAGGAAGCGCTGTCACGGTAGCCGGTTTTATCTCCTAAGTAAAAGTAATAAATGGGCAGGGTGGAAGCGGAGCAATGGACCTTTGTCATATCTGTACTGCCGTCATCCATTACCACTATGGCAATGCGGTTGCCTTGTCCTGCGTAAGCACGTAAAGACCTGGCAAGCAGTTGCCCCCGGTTGTACGTTCCTAACACTATCACTGTATCAAATTCGTTTACTATCATTTAATC